AATCCAAAGTCATCAGCAGGCCCTGCATCTGCAGGATTAGGTGTTGCTGTATATCTCATTTCACGTTTAGCAGTCTTAAGGTTTGTATCTGCATATAGATCAGTCTGAACTTTCTTAATAAGTCCACTGGTGGTCTCAGCAACAGGACCGAATAGATAAGTTTTAGCAGTAAAATTTAAAGTATAGATAAGTGCTCTTCTAGTCGAAAAATCTCCTTCATAATCATCCTGAAAAGATATGTTATCAAGAATGATTGGAATATCTCTCTTTTCTCCTATGGCACTTACCAAATCTACAGTTAAGTTAAATGATGGTTGGAAATATGGTAATATCTGTTCTACAATCTGCAGTGCATCATCATTTAACTTAGTGAAAATATTTAATTCGAATCCTATATTATATGGAACGGGCATATAAACTTTCTTTAAATTTGCTCCATCAGATGTTTTGAAAGTCTGAGTTACACCAACTTTTCTAGAAGCATCATAGGCAACATTATTCATTTCAAATGACATTCTAGGAAGTGTTATTTGAATGGGTTTATTTAAATCTGGTTGTTGCTCTAACCTAGCCAGAAACTTTTGTGCAGGTCCGTATGACAACGGAACCCTAAAGTCACTAAACGCAGAACCATCCTGCTCCTTATGCTTTATATTAATACCATTAAAAACAGTACCAAAAGAAATAATGGTTTTTCTAATTATCTCGTGATAATAATAAGTACCTAACATTACACACTACCAAATGGGTTTGACTCACTGAAATCAAGAATAAGATCTGCTTCAATCTCTATATCAGTATTCTGATCATATTTATCTAAATTCTCACCTTCTGGAACAGACTTAATACTATACTTAGCAGAAGACGCAGATCCGACAATGGTTTCTCCTCTAGTGAATACTCCATTTTCATTACCAACTCTAAGTACCATGGTATCAATATCCCAATTCTTAACTCTACCAGTTGTTCCACTATTTTGACCAGTAACAATCTCATTGAATTGATATGTACCAACTCCAGTAACTGATTGTGAAGCACCAAATGTGATAGTTGCAGTTCCTGTGGTATATCCAATACCTGCATCGGATAGGTAAACTGAAGTGACAACTCCAGCATTACTAATAAATGCTGTTCCTGTAGCAGTTCCTACTCCTGATGATGGAGTACCAAATGTAACTGTAGGAGCATAACTATATCCAGCACCAACAGTTGAGAATCCAACAAATGAAATACCAGCACCAACTGTAGTCAAGGATGCAGTTGCCGCAGCTCCGACTCCATGATAAGTTGTGACTCCATTAGTTGCAGTTGTTGCTGCACTCACAATAGTGACGGTTGGTACTACAGTGTATCCAGAACCAACATTTGTAAGTAATAATTCTTTGACTGAATAGATATTATTTACAGATGTGGTTATGGCAACAGCAGTTGCATTATCTCCTGTTGGGGAAGTTGTTATTGCGACTGTTGGATTCTTAGTATATCCATAACCATCATTATTAAGCCAAAGTTTTTGTATGTATCCCGAATTAACAGATGTAACTGCACTTCCTACTGCATTTGTTCCTAAAGAGAATAGAACTAAATCAGTGGCAAATCCTTGATCCTCAATGGTCTCATCAATTTCATCAATACTGGTATCAATAACCTCATCCTCATATTCGAAGAGTTCACATTGTAATTGATAAACATAATTCTTACCTAGTTGATAAAAAGGTTTTTCATGCTCTACAAATTTAACTTCAAATAATCTTTGACCTAAAGGAAAATATACTAAATCTCCTTCCTCAGGTCTTGTGGAGACGGTAATCTGACTATCACCTGCCATAAATGGTGAAATGAAATCTTCAAATCTTTCTTTTGATATTGTTAATGTTAATTCATCTTTTAAACTAACTCCAAACTTGGTCATTATATCTCCTTGACCATCATACCCTTCATAGGTATTCACATAAGCTTCCAATAGGAAATTATCATCAAACTTTGATGCTGTTACTTCTCTAAATATTGTTTTCTTATTTACAACTTTTCTAGGTATATAAGTTACTTCTATACCATAAATTGTAAGTTGTTCATTAATTAAATCCTGAACAAGCCTTTGTTCACTTTGTGAACCTTGGAGAAAAAAGGGATTTAATGCCATTATCCTATCGCATCAAGGGGTGGCAATTCATATTCACTAGACATCTTCTCTTTAATATATTCTATTTCTCTTACTGCATCATCATATATTTCTCTTCCATTTAATTCCAATCCACCAGGAAGTTTAACTCCTTTAAATTTAATTAAATTTTGCCCCCATTGACGTTTAATAATTGCAGTCAAATAGAGTTTAAGGAATCTATCATTATATACTTTTGTATATGTTAGAGGGTCTAATGCTCTCCAACAATCAAGAACCAGATAAGTACCAGCAGTTTGAGCTCCCCAATCAATATCCATGTATAATCTATCTTGTCTTTGATTAAATCTTATTTGTTTATCTGTAGTAAGTAAAAAATCTATATCTTCCAAATAAGTTTTTGTCATTGCATATTGCAATAACTCTACTGAATTAAATTGATACAAATCATTTAAAAATAACTGATATTTAATACTAAACATTCCACCAGAAATAGAACTAGTATCAAATTTAAATATTTTCTCTACACCAATTACTGAATCTGGAACCTGAAGAAAATTGGAATTCTCATACCAATTAGTTGTGATAGCTCCTGTCGTTGTTCCAATTCCACTGACAGCAGTTGATTCTGCAGTGGTAGTTACAATACCCACTCCAGTGGTACCAGATGCTTTTCCTCTATCAATCTCTTCCTGAGTAATTTGATGCTTCAGATACATTCTCTCAACACCATCATAATGACGTTCATTGAATAACTGAAGTGCATCATCAAGTAAATCATCTATTTGATCATCAGCAACATTAATCTCCAATACTGGAGCACCAAGTTGTCTCTTACAGTAATCTATTAATCCTTGTTTGGTACTTGGTTTAGCCATCAGTAAGATCCTCCATCTATTAATCCAGCAGTTAAGGTTCCAGTAACATTAGCAGTAGCAGCAGTTAAAATCCCTGTAATGTTTCCATTTGTAGCAGTAAATTCATCAAATGTTAGATCATCCTTAATATATAGATCTCCACCAATATATAAATCACTACTTGTAGTAACAACTCCCACAAATGTGGAAAGACCAGTTACATTTAAAGTACCATTTACATCTAATTTAGCAGTTGGTGCAGACGTTCCAATACCAACCTTATCAGTCCCACCATCAGTAAAGATTAGTGAGTTATCATTTAACCCTTCAACACGAAAATCGCAATTATTACCACCATCATTGACTACAAGTGTATCAACAGTTGATTCTTGAACTCTAAGTATACCTTTACCACCAGCCATTAAGCGTATCTGGTCATCATTAAATTCAATATAAGTATCAGTATCACCTGTATGCCTGATGTTATCTGCTACGTAGTACGTAGATGCAGTTATATCACCACCAAATGTAGAAACACCAGCAGTTACGACTAAACCACCATCAGTTATTCTTACACCACTTCTGGCGGTTATAAGTCCAACAGAATCTATATTAGTTACATCTTCATATGTTAATGTTCCACCAATAGATACATTACCATCAAACTGAGCATTACCTACAAATGTAGAAAGTCCTGTTATCTTTAAACTGTTACCAGTAATATTATCCAGAACTAAATCATCACTAATATATAAATCTCCACCAACATATAAGTCATTACTTGTAGTAACAACTCCTACAAAAGTAGAAAGACCAGATACATTTAAAGTATCAGTCTCAACATGTCCCGTTACATCAATACCACCAAGAGTAGTGGCAAATTTCTCATTGCCATTAAAGAATAATTTTACCTCATTATTAACATTAGCTTCAAGATATGTCTCACTACCATCTTCTCTTGCGAGCTTGATTACATCACCACGAATCCTTAAATCACCACCAGTATTTTTCAGGAAGGTATGAGAACCTCCATGCCATATCTGAAAATCCTCATTATCTCCAAATACTAATCGAGTATTATTAAATAAAGTTAAATCACTTGTATCGTGATTCCATCTCATATTGGTATTATTACCAATAAATTTTACATTCTCATTGAATGTAGAAATACCAGATAAATTTAATTGTTGTGATTCTAACCAAGTTGCTGATGTAATACCAAGAGTAGAAATACCAGTTACATTAAGATTACGTAAATTAACCTCATCAAGTGTTATATCATCAGTAACATATAAATCTCCACCAACATATAGATCACTCTGGGTTGTTACAATTCCACTAAGGGTAGATATACCAGAAACATATAAACTGGATGCCAACTTAGCTGGTCCAGTTAAAGTAGTAACCCCAGAATTAATTAATTGCGTTACAGATGCAATACCACCCAGAACATTAGTAGCATTTACCGCATTTTCAGCAGTAAGAGAACCACCAAAAGAACTAGCAACTACTTTTACCGCATTTTGTTGGCCAATCCTGACCTTAATATCTGGCATTATCTGGTTACCCCTTCCCTTACAAGCACAGAACCTTCGACTACAACTTCTTTTGTAGCTCCTAACGAAATTACGATATCATAAACATGTCTTCCTGGATTCAATGCTGCAGTTTCAGTTGCAGTAAGACTAATAAGAATTTTTCCTGATGTTGCAGGACTAGGAACAGCAGTTGTAAAATCTGTTTTAGTAGTTGCTCCACGCCACTTTCTCATTTGAGCAGTTACTGCATAACCAGACAAATCAAATGCCGAATCATCTGACCCAGCTTCTAATGTAAAATTTTGAGAGAAAGTAGTTCCCGTATTTATTACTAAATTGCTCGTATAGACTGCAGCCATTAATTCTCACAGAATCTCTATATTCCTATTTAGGCATTGTATCTGTTAACTGTCTAATAAGAAGTTTCAATTCATCAATTTCTTCTCTAAGTCTATTTAATTCATTCTTATCCGATTTAATAACAGATATAGATTTTAATCTTTGTTTGTACTGGGAACTATTAGTATTGATAATAGCTCCTGTATTTTCATCACGATAAAGATGTGAGTGTCCCTCAACTCTTTGCATTATTTTAAAGCAATTGTACGTAAATCCGTAATTCTTGGTTCTTGTGCCTGATTAGATCCAGACATTACAATCTTAATTTTATATCCTGTAAATTCACCGATATTATTTGCGGTAAATTGATATTCTAAGAATTGCCCAGAAACACTAGCAGAAACAAATGAATCAGGTAATCCACTATTATTAGCAGGATCTATTACTTCATCACCAAAACCATTTTCGTCAGTATCTCTTAAATTATCATATCCAGGGAATAGAGTAAATCTATCATCAATTCCACTAGCATCTTTTCTAACTAAAGAATAAAGAACTCTAAAATCTGATGAAGGAGGTCTATCGGCAGAAAGAATAACTTTTAATCCATCAGCAGGTTTCTCTAAATTTATTAGATTTGAAACATAGACTGCAGTATGAGGATCATATAAAGAAGTTTTTACTAATTCATTTGTTGCATAATCAGAAACAGGGTTGTTTAACCTATTACTTCTAAATTCTGTCTGTGCTTGTCTTAAGTGAATTATTGGAGAAACATTTTCATCATTAGTTGTAAATTCTATTGCAGTAGTAAATGATTTATTTCTATCAACATTATTTAAATACTCATTTTCATTAACCCTAGAACAAATAATTCTTGGTGTAGTTAATTGATTCTCCGTATTCAACTGAACTGGTTCGAATCCTTGATCTAAGAATGATACCTCACTTCCACCAATACTAGTTCCACTTATGGTTCTAATTGATGCTGTTGCATCAGTAACACTTGATGGAGTACGTAAATTATAAGTAGGAACCACTGCATCATACTGTATATTTTTTGTAATATTGACTGCATCACCACCAAAGAATCCTTCATCATCAAATGATAATTGTGGTTCATCTGCAGCATCAGCTGATCTATCTTTACCTGGTCCAGTAGCATTTCTTTCTATCTGAAGGTAGTAATTATCAAATCCTATACTTTCAGATGATATAGTATGTTCCTTGTTTATTCTCCTTAGAGAAACACCATTAAGTTCATACTTCTCTACATAAGTTCCTGAGTCATGAGGTATGATTTGAGTAGAATCAGTACCTCTTCCATTAGGTGAAGCAATACTTAAAGTTCCTTGGGTCGTACCAGAACCAACAGAAGTATAAGCAATAATTTCATCATTAATTCTTACATATCCAGGATTAGTATCACTAACTGCAATACCTTCGAAGTTTTCAAAACCTGAAGTTGATCCTACACTAATAGTACTTGATTCTGTCGTTGTTAATGCTACACCCAAATTAGTAGATTTACTATTAGATCTAACATTAGTAACTTTTAATTTATTATTGGATGCATACATTCCATGATCAAATTGTGAAACGTAAATGTGTTGTCCATCAGATGGAGTTCCATCTGATACCAAATCTGAACGGTAAGTTGTACCAACAACAGTTTGAATTGTTCCAGAACCATCAGTATATCTAAATGCACCAGTATCTTTAAAAGATCCAGTGGTAGCAGTTCCTTTTATATTAGTTAAGAATAGGGTGTCTATTCCATTACTATTATTGAGAATTGTTAATAGTGCACCAGAACCTCTACCTGATCCACTAGATGAAGCAGCAGTTACGATACCAACGATATCACCAACTTGATATCCATTTCCATGATCAGTTGTTGTTATACCTGTAATACCACCACTTGCATCAACACTAAGAGTACACTTAAATCCTTCACCATTTCCAGTAATTGCATATGTTGCAACATTAGTTGCAACTGCATAATCAGTTCCACCAGTAACAATTCCCACACCTTGAGCAGAACATCCAACTCCACTAATTGATGCTGTTACTGCATCATTAGTAGATCCATTAATAATGGTTCCTGAACTAAATGTTGAAATTCCAGCATAGAGTGTAGTAATTCCGATTTTTCCAGTTTTTGGTACTGTTAAAATTGGATTTGAACCAAGTAAAGCACCATATGCATTACTAGAATTTAAAGTTGGATTTGCAAAGAAAGCAGTACCGCTATTCACGAATTTTGCTTTATATAAATTTAACTTCATGTCTTGAAGTTGATTTGCTGACCAAATCGAACCATTTTGTGATTTAAATAAACTACCAAGAGCCCATTGTTGAGAATAAATTACCGCAGACGAATTTGGAAGAGATTGTGATTCTAATGTAGGTTTACCCATTGTGGCAGTAAATACTTCAAATTCCATACTAGTTGGAGCAAGAAGAACAACCGCATATTCCTGACCAGGAGCAAGATAAATTGGTTCTGGGAATTTGACATTTGTTGCAACAGATCCATCAACTGAAGTTGAAATATTATCTGGAAGTAATGTCACACCCCTACCAACTCTATTCCTTGTAGGAGTTCCCAATTCCATAGTTCTAATTTCAACTGTTACTGATTTATTACTAGTGTCTTTATTAGCAAAGAATAAATCTACAGATGTCAAGAATATTCCATTATCATCATCACCTAAAGATCCGCTAGAATCAGGTGCTTCTATATTTGCACCAACTGAGAAAGATTGAGCCAAAGGATCCCAATAATCACGTATAGTTACATTTTGATCTGTAATTTCAATAATAGCACCTTCTCTCCTAAGAGTACCAACAGATCTATATCTAGCACTTGCAGATGAAATTAAATTACTTCCAACAGCAAGTTTTGCATTATCAGAACTACTCGTTAGTCTATAAGTTTTTGTTCCAGTTTCAATTACAACATTTGGTGATGGACTTTGATGTGGATCGTTAAGGAAGAAAGCACCTTGAACTTGACCAGAAGCATCTGGTATCAATCTCACATCCTTAACATAAGCAATAGCTCCACTACTTTGTCCAACTAATCTTGTACGGTTGGTAATATAACCATTATACATTCCTTGTGCTTCTGCAGATAATGCAATAGTATCAATATTCAATACTTTTGAAGTACTAGTATAAATTGCTTGTATGTTTTCATTAGGAGCATATGGATTGTCCGTATATATTTTAGTAGGATTACCAAAAGGCCCTTCTTTATGATTAGATGTCGCAACTCTTGCATTAAAGATTTCAGTTGGTCCACTATGATTTGAATCAATATAACCCTTTACTTCTTCTCCAACTTGGAAAGCAGTAGAAGAACCATAATTCTGCCTATTACTATCACTTGCAATTTCTATCAACTTTGGAATAACCCACACATCACCATTACCATCAAGGAATTGATAATGTCTTTGGAAAGGTCTCAATCCACTAGCATTGAATGAAGTATTTCTAGACCTCATTAATCCATCTTCACCACTGAATATAATACCATCTCTAAGAGTAATTGATCTATTACGAACCGAATATACATCTAAGATATATTGACCACCACTCCTAACAGTATGAGTTTCTGTAGTATTATTAATACTAGAAGCAAAATTAGAATTCAGTATCCTCTGAACAAGAGGATCAAATTCACTAGAATCCATACGCTGTAGATTTAAATGTGATATAGAAGATCCAAACTGTCTTCTATGAGCCCTTGTTCCTGGACCTGCATTAAGAGCACTAATTCTACTACGAATAGCTCTCATTTCACTACCTTCATTTTGCTGTATAGTTCTAGTCCAACTATCTGATTCTGGACTTAATGTAATAGTTCCAGATGTAAAGGAAACGACATGAAACGGGTTAACATTTTCTTGTCCTGTTGCAAAGGATTGCTGAACCCATGGAACTTCATCATATTTTAAAGTAACAGCATCTCCAGTTTTTTGAGTATTTCCATCATATAAAGGATAATCTGTTCCAAAATCTAACTCTTCATCAACGGTACTTATAGCAGGTAAAAGTAAACTATCAAGACTATTTCTAGAAATTAATGGTCTAATAACTTTATCACCAGTATCAACAGTTATACTTGATTCACTTAAATCTACAAAATTATCATTAATAAAACTATCTACAAAAAATCCACTCTTAAATCTATCTCTACCATAAGCATCTTGTATAGTCAGTGCTTCAGTACCAACTTCCAATAAAGATAAGGTAGTTACAGTTTCTAAAGACTCAATTCTACTTTCAAGAGATCCAATATCACGCATTGTATATCTTCTATTATCTGCAAGAGTTATTTGTGCGTCTCTTGAATTGTAAAGATATGGTGGTAATATAATATCAGCTAATAACATAGAGTCATTAGAATCAGCTGGAGGGAATGGATTTTTAGCAGGTTGACCCTTTATTAGATTTAATTTACCTGATACATCCAAATATAATTTATCAATTCTCCCAAGATAAAATTCATATCCCAATGCACTATTTTCATTAGATGTTACTATAAATTTAGGAACATCTGCAAATGCAGTGGTTCTATTAGAGAATGAGAATGGTGATGAATCAGTAGCAGTAAATGGAGATACTCTAGGCCTAAAGTCTAAAGTATCAGTTGCTCTTATTCCACTATTACCAATTGTTGGAATATCATTCGTATATCTATCTCCACCATAACTCAATACAGAAAATACATCTCCAGTATCATCAACAGCAACATCATAGTAATCACATACAATTAATAACTGTCTTGATGGTATGTAAGAATTAACTCTTCTAACAATTCTAGAATAATCATAATATTGTTCTCTTTGTCCCTTATCCAGATAGAAAGAATTTGTAATATCAATATATTTTCCATCATTAGATTGTGAATTAATATTCTCAATAGTAGTTTGAATATTAGATTCATCAAATATTACTTCTTCACTACTATCAAATGCAATATCATTAATATACACTACACCCAATCTATTATTTCCACCAGATGATGGAGTTGAACTATTATTTGTAACTACTCTTGCAATAGCACCAGAAGTCTGTCCTGTAATATTTTCTCCAATTTTTGCATTATTTAAAACATTTGCAGATGAAGAAAATTCTATATTATCCAAAGTAGGTGCAGAACTATCAACAGATTCATAAATTGCTAATACTCTAGACACATCAGGAACATTTAAAGATATTTCTTCATCCTGAACTCTTAATCCATAAGCAGTACCGTTATATGTCAATCCATCATTGAGATTGGCAACAGAACTACCAGATCCTGCATTTCTTGATTTATCTACAGTAACTAACTGACTTTTCTGATATTGCTTTATTTTACTTTGTATTCCTTGCTTCTCTGCAGTCACATTAATTACAGTATTAGCATCAGCATTACCTACAGTTCCTAATCCAGCAAAACTTAAAGAAGAACTTCCACTTAATAACTCTACTCTATCAGAAGTTACTGTGGCAAATCCAACAGTACTACCAAAATGAACTGAATATCTACTAATAGTATATGGATCAAAAAATGCAGTCGATATAGCTACACCACTACCATCATTAACATCACTTATAGAAACAGTACCACCCATTCCAGATAAAGATTGTCCTGTCAGTTGTGCAGAAACATTTAAAGTAGATCTAGAAAAATCTACAGAAGAAATATTTCTCTCTGGAAGTACTCCATATAAACCAACATCCCTAGAATCTAAAGATGAGACAGCTTGGAATACCGATGATCTAGTAGTATTATCAACAGCTCCTCTATATACTCCAGCAATAGGGGAAATAGCAGCAAGAGTTAGGTTTTTACCACCATCAGCAACACCAGTTATTACATTATAATTAACATCACTTTGACTTCCACCTTGATACGTGAGTATATCACCTGCTTTAATATTAGTAAATATTTTTCCAGGACTTTCAAGTTTATTACCACCACTTATATCACCTTGAGTAATTCCATTAGGAAAAGAAATCTGTTGTAAAACAGCATCTGCTTTAAAATCTTGAGTGTATGAACCTGCTGCAGTCTGTTTAAAAGATTTAATATCTCTACCACTATATGTAACAACTTCAGTAATTGATCTTGCCTTACTTTCACCATTAATATGAATTTCTTCATTCTTAATATATTTTCCTGAAGTAGTGGTAACATTTATCCAATTAGTTCCACTTTCCAAACCTAATGAACTAGCTGTTGTTCCATTCGAATCAGAATATCCTTGAGCTCCGCTATTTTTACCCTTTATATGATAACCAATAGTAACTTCAGAGGATGTTAAACTATCATTTAATGCAATTCTATCATACATCTGTACATCATAAAGACGCACATTCCAAGTACTTGCTTGTCCATTAGTTTGATATGTTCTAGGAGTGACAGAATATACTCTAGCCTTTCCTATAACTCCTACAACACCAGTACCTTGTTGCAATTCTCCATATAAGTCAATAACGCCTCTATATTGTGGTTGACCTGAAAGATTATTAACAACTATAGTATTCCCCATAAAGAAAGGAACACTTCCTGAATCAATTTTTTTCGTATCTCTTGGTTTATCTACATCTACAATACTAGTACCATCTGTTGTTACATCATATCCTTTTACATAAGCTTCACCTTCAGAAACTTTAACACACATCAAATCATCTGATGGAATATTACCACTTTCAGTTCTTTGATTAGCATAATATAGTCCACCATTACCTAATCTATCATTTAATGAATTAACAACATTAATACTAAAAGGTTGTAAAGAATAATTTCCAGACTCTTCATATGTTCTCTCTGCAATATAATCTCTAATCAAATTATATTGAGTTTTATTATTAATCTTCTGAATTTGTCCTTCATTAGTTCTTGCTACCTCTATAAAATCAGTATCATTCTTATCTGTAAGTAATTTTTTAGTTAGAGTTAATGTAATTTTTAATCTATCGGCACCAGGTGCAGCATAATTCGTAAATCCTTTTGCATTATCATATAAAGAGGAATCATCTTTAGCATTTATTATTAATTCATCAACCTTTAAACCAATCCTATAAGAAGGAGTATTAGTATAGTGGTCAAGAATTATGGTTTGCTTATTTACATTTACAAAAGTCCCTCTAATAAAATAAACACCTTCATTAATAGAAGCTGCAGAACCAATAGATGTAGCATTACTTGATATTAAAGTTGCAACAGCAGTTCCTGAATTAATAGTGGTATTTCCATATGTCAAACTCTCTTTTACTAATAATGATTCACCATCAGCAAATGTAATCTTTGTGGGATCTAATTTACCAGCACCTTCATATTTTACATATATTGTTAAATCTTCTACTTCACCACCATCAGGCAGTGCAACAAAATCTACAGTTGCTGATACACCTGTAACTTCTCCCTCTACAACTTTACCAATCAATTGACTAGTATAAAGAGATATGTCAATACCAAATTGAGTGGCATTTAACTTTACAGAATTGTACCCAGGATCAATCGTAGAACCTCCTGGAATGACAATAGATCCCTCTTTAAACATATGAGATCCAAAATCTTCTATTTGATTCTGAAGAATAGACTGTAGAGTTGTTAATTCTCTAGCCTGAACTGGATATCCTGGTTTAAATAAGACCTTGTAAAAATTATCACTTGAGTCAAAATCATCATAATAAGGACTGATATTTAAATCTTTTTTCTGTGCCATGTTACTTTAAAATTCCAGGACGATTTTGATGTCTTCTTTTTGCCTACTATCTCTAGTGACTTCCTTTCGATTGTCAATATAGATGACATCGCCAGTTGTTTTATTTATCTCAGGATCAGCAAGACCACCTGTGAAATATACCCCAAGATCTACTTCTTTAGCACCATCAGTTACTGTACTGCCAGTAAATGCTATAGAAATATTCGCATCTCCAGGAGTAGAACCTACAAATTTAATACTAGATGCAGAGGACTCAAATCCTAATACTTTAGCATCACTACCAACACCAATATAATCGGTTTGATCATTATGGAAAGCACTATTCTGATAATATAATGATCTATCTTGATAATATTTTAAAACACCAGTTTGCTTATCATAAGATGCGACATATCCTTTAGCACTTCCAGTATCAGTCGTAAGTACTTGGGTAATTGTACTTCCTATAGAAATACCTGTACTATCCCATGTAGTAGGATCAATTTTAAGTGCTCCCAAAGAGGAATACTGACTACCAGTAAATATAGTGTTATTATTAGTATATGTAGATGGATTCTTTACAATTCCAACCTGAGCAAATTTTGTATCAGTTGGAAAGTCCTTAGTTGAATCATCAAATCTTGCATAAACTAAAACTCTATCAGCACCCAATTCTTTATAGATGTCATAACCATGACCTCTAGAAGGAGGAATAATAGGTATCAGTTTAGCAGGGTATACTGTAGTACTACTAGGAGGGAATTCTGCGGGTTGGAGAGGTCCTAAATCAACCATACCATAACTATATCCACTTCCACCTGCTGTAACTACTGCAGAGGTAACAACACCACCTACAGTGGTAACAGAAACTTTTCCTCCAGTACCATCACCTATTATATCTAATGTTTTAGTGTCATTTATATACCCAGAACCACCATTCTCAATATAAACAGTTTTAAGTTGATTTTGATTTATATCTGAATCAGCTGCTTCTCTGACATTTTGAATTTGAGAATCTGTTGAGGTTGCCCAATCATTAGGAACAACAATATATTCAGTAGAATCAAATTTTACAATATCACTGGGAGATATGGAAAATAAGAATTTCCAAATATAACCATCATTACTGGTTCCAGCAGCAGAAGGTTCTAAATCTGTAAATGTTGGTTCATCTTTAGATTTATTACCTTTAGCACTTGTAGAATCAGGAGCTCCTGAACTACCATTCTCTATACAAATATAAACATTATAATCACTATTAACTACAAAATAATTTGTATCATATAACCTTCCAGTCTTAGAGTTAGGTGCTTTATTATTGATACTATAGTCATGTCTATACATATCATAATAAGTATTTTCAGTCCATTCAACTTTTCTTACAACTCTTCTTATATTGTTACTAACAATTCTTTTTCCAAAAAGAGAAGTATCCCCATATTGAGATTCGTACTGAAAATTATCAGTTGGATTAGGAGGGCCAGATGCATCATTCCAAGTATCTGTTCTACCAAATCCAGGATTAGGAAGTGTAGGATTACTGAGTCCTAGAAATACATAATAAGAATTATTAGTATCTAGTACGGAATCTACAAAATTACCTGCATTAAATATTCGGAATTGATCTGTTACGACGGCAGACATATTAATAGTTTTTTAGATATTTATAAGAGTTTATAAAAAATTAATTTGGTTCAATTCCACCAGTGTCTCTAATTCCCTCAGTTCTTCTTTGTAATGTTGGGAAAGTGGTCAATCCAGAATTAACAGTATAGTTACTAACTGCAAACCCGACTGGTGAATTTCTGGATAAAGTTCCAGATAATCTACCCCATGATATTCCTCCTATTGGTACACTTCCAGTTGATCCTATTCCAGTATGATTACCGAAATACTCAACGTTACATTTAATGTGTGCATTTGCATCTGGTGAAGTTGCAGTTCCATCTACAGATATATGAGCAACACGATAGATATTATCTAAGAAGGTTGTTCCAACTCCAACTATACCATTACCAGATTCATAGACAGAACTTACTCCAGACCCAACTTGTGTATCAAATACGGAAATAGGATAACCTACACTTAAATCAGCCCATGAACCCGTATTAATACCAGTTGCATGGATCATAATGGCAATAGTTGTACCAATACCTACTGCTGTTCCAATACCAGTGACAATTCCAGAGAATCCCTTAACAGAAGTAATATTAGTAATCAATTCAGATTTATATGAAGGAAGAGCAGCAATTACTTGAGGTGGATTTGTAGTTGTATAACCCAATCCAATTCCTGTAATTGTTGGAGTTCCTGTAAGAACTCCATTAGTTACAGTAACAGTTGCTGTTGCAGTTGATCCTATACCAACTGAACCATCTGGTTTAATGAAGGTGCCTACACCAACTGGTGGTGCAGTAATAGAAACTGAAGTTGTTGCCCCAACATAACCAGATCCACCACTAACAATAGTGAGTGCTGAAATAGTTCCAGAAGCAGATAC